CCAAGCCAATGCTCTTTTCGTGTTGTCAAGTCTACATTCATCTGATGTTGTGAATGTTGTCTTAAGACCAAGCGGTACATTAACAGCTGTATGGTTTATAAATTTGTTCTCCCATACCTTTGAATTTATATGATCATATTTGAAATAAGAAAAATCTTGTGAAAAATGATCGGAACATCCACGCTTGATATTAATAACGTGAGCACGCCTATACAAGGCTTCAGGTTCTGATATAAAATCGGAAGACGTAAAACCATTTAGATCTCTGAAATGATTAGTCGTACATAAAACAATCTTAGAATTAAAAAATTTAGTGTTCTTTTTAGATGCTGTAGCACAAGGCAAAGGATATTTCACTGGGGATACGTAATTAATTAAATATCTCCACTGAGATTTTCCTTGTTGTCCCACATCATCCATAACAAAAACATCCTGATTTTCGTAATCATCATAAAAATCTTTGCCATCTTCAGCAGCTGGTACTGAATGGCAAATTGTTGTCATTCCACTCTCCTTTAACAAAGCTACAAAAGAATTCATAATACATGATTTTCCAGATCCGGCTTCACCTTCAAAAACAAAACAAATGGGTTCATCGCGACCAGACGTATCAAAAGCTTGACAGCTCTTCACAACATTGGATTCAAACAAATTCCATGTAGTAGCAAAATATTTATTGTTGCTATTCTGTACATAAGATAAAAAATTAGGGCTGGCCTTCAATGCGTTGTATTTGGTCATGATTTCCTGTCTAAACGTTGGGTCAAATAAAATCTGCGGATTAGCTATGTACTTAGTATATATGTCACACACTGTCTTAATGTCTCTATGCATAAAGACCGATGTGCCCATCTTTTCCAACATACCTAAAATCAATTTCTCGTTATCTTCCGATATTATACGGCAATCAGCAAAAGGACATGAAATCCACTTAACTATTGTGATCAAACTCATGAATAATTTTTCAGCCATATCTAAAAACAATTCGGACTCAAAAATACGTTTCCCTGTCAATGCGGTGAACGTTTTAATAGCATTCAACACATCAGAGGGCAAACCCAACAAAGAGAAACCTAAAATCAAATCTGTCAAAGTAGTTCCCGCTTGAGGAATATACATTGTCGGCTGTGGTGATAATAGATCTACATAACGTGCGTGTATAGTATATAATTGTAACAAGACACTCATCAACTTAGTAGCTGTTAAGTATCCTTCCCGTAAATTCAATAATAAAGCCATAATATCTAAAAACAATAACTTAGAAACTTTAGAGGTGATCTTATCCAACATCATTTTAGCATTTTCTAACATAATAAATGGTGATCTTAACGCATCCATACATTTTTGTATAAATCCAATCTGAGGTCTAAACTTACTATTCTTTTCTCTAACTATCATAATGTGACTTTCATCTACATTCATAAAATAAGTATCTAACATACCATGATTTTCATATATCCTGGCATATTTCCTATATTTATCTTGTGACACTTGCATCAACAAATTACGCGATAAGAAACAAACAAATCTGCCTGATTGCTTGTATTCATAATAATTAAATCCTAACGTTTGTTTCTTATAGCATTTGTTATATTGCTTTCCCATTACTTCACATATTTTCTTAACATGTGAGTTCTTTGTAGTACGTTCGTGTACCAAACGACTTGAGATAGGCTCAAATTCCTTTTGACATGTTTCATTATATAAAGTAGAATTTAAATTTTCCATATTACACATTGAATCCTTTTTAGAAGGTTGGTTGCAAAATCAGTATTACTTAACGTTCACTATGAGCTTACTCTGTTACCATTAGAGGTGTGGTTTTCCAGACACATAACGTTCAGGTAGTATCATCATAGCGTTGGCGTTATAGCTCGTGACAGGGATGTCTCCTGGCACTTTAACTGATCATAATGCCCTTCATATTAGGGATGGGGCTTGTTTCTTCCGAAAAAAACTACCCCGGTGTTACGTTTTCGTGAAGTGACGTAACCACCAAAGAAAATAGCGAGATTTAAGCTACAAGAGCTTAATTCGACTGAATAAATTACAGAAGTATTCGCTAGGCCACCGTTTATGCAAACTGTGGTTAAAAATATATATATCCAGATATTTTTAAATCAAAGTCATTAAGAGTACACGTATTATTTAGGTTCAGGATGATCTTTGCACAAGGCTATCATCGTGTTAGTCTCATAATACGTCTAAACCGAAAACAAACATGGTCCATAATATCATTATTGAATTACTAGATCATAATGTTTTAAGGAAACATAAACTCGGGGGGATCAACCCGTAAGTCCAAACCTATAGGTTGTTAGCATGTATACAAAAGAAGTTGAATTAATAATAATAAGTTACCGCAGAGGGCTCTCAATTGGTTTGCTCCAACTGAATGAGTCTTCCGTTACCTTACTTCTTACTAATCTTATGAATTAAAATTATACATGCATT